ATACCAAATTCCTGTAATGTCTTCTTCTTCTTTATCATATGCAAGGCGACAGTTCTCAAATGGTAAGTGATTAATTTTAACAACACGAGTAAAATCCATTGACCAAATTACTTCGGCACAAAATGAACCTTGAAGTTTTAAGTCAAAAGCAATACCTTGCAAAGCATTGTCGAGAATCGTTCCCGTTCCTTGTCCTTCAATCATATATGCAATTGAGTTCGTCAATGCATTATGAATAGGACTGTTGTAGTAAAGCGTTATGAGGTGCTGTGGGAATAAGTTATTAAAACCATAGTCAATCCAACCTGCACGATTTTCTTTCTCGATTGCTTCAACTGGTTCGTATGCCGATAAGTTAATTGCTTGAATATTGCTCATATTATGCACCTGTATAAATTACATCGACAGGAATTGTCGGTGAAGAAACGTCAAAGTAAATTGTTCCGTCTTGTAAAATCATTAACCCCTTTTCAACCAATCCAACAACGGACGCGTCGGTAGGTTCTATATTCGTTGAGCTGTTTTGACCATACACTTCGTAATGATAACGTCCTGCATCGACCAAACCAACAGTTGTTAGTCTTATTTTAGTCACACGTTCGTTCTCGTTTATCACGTTCACTACTTGCGCGAGTTGTTCACCTGTCATTTCGTAAGTCATAACAAGCAAATAATGTGTAAAGGCAACGTTGAAATAGGCACGACCTTCGTCTAACGAAAGCCACGCGTATTGATTCGCTGTATTTGTGTTTAGGTATACCATTCCCCTTTTCCCTTTACGTTAAAATTACAACACGTAGGGACGCTTTGTCCCTATGTGTGTAAAAGTTTTTTGATTAGTCAAGAAGTTCAGAAGGAGCAAGGCTCAATTTGTATGCACGCTTTGCAGCTTCGTGAGTGAATGCCAAAGTGTATTGATTTGCGTCACCCAAAGTCGTTCCAGTTCCTGCTGTTGCAGTAGAAAGGTCTGCGCCATATTCGTAACCAACAGCCCACCAATTTCCGTTTGTGTCTTCAACAAAGACAATCACGCGTGCAGTAGCAACATTTTGCAATTCCAAACGTTTTGCTGAACTTAATTTGTTCAACATTACGTTAACCGTCTGCGTATAAAATACCGTTCCGTTGTCACGATTGAAGTTTATTGTTTCTTCAAACGATCCTGTTTGTGTAGGAAGTTCATAAGTAAACAAATCTCCTAAAACTGCGCCATTTATTGCGGTAACAACTTCACTTGCATCTAAAGTAAATGAAGTTACGTTTGTTTTGTCAACTAAAACAATTTGCTTAATTCCACCGATGCCGTCTTTGCAATCGAGTGTAAAACCTGTGCTTAATTCACATGCCATATTTGTATGTTTTTTATTAGCACAAAAGAGGGGTGGTTTTTATGCCACCACCTCTATTATGCAAGGGTTAGAATGGTCGTTGATTATGCGTTGTAGTATGCGATTTCGTTTCCGATACCGAACTGAACACCAGCGAAGAAAGAAGCAGCAAAACGTACGTTGTCAGAAAGGTCATACTGATACATATCCAAAAGAGCAACGTTATTCCATTGATCCATCAAGTTAGTACCGAACCAAAGGTTTGACTTCTGTGCAAATACCATAGTATCATCTGACATACCCGGACACTCGATAATATCATACTGTCCGTTCCAAGTCATTTTAACTGCCTCTCCTTGATACAAGTAGTAACCTGTTCCAAGAGCAAGGATAGCATTACGATAAGCCTCAGCAACGTTAGAAGAAATCATGATGATTGGCTTTTCAGTAGCACGACGAACGCGAACTGGTAAAGCAGCAACCAACAACTTGATTTTAGCAATTACGTTAGCTTCAGTGATTGCAACTGGAGTAGCAACTGCGTTAACACCACTTCCAACTGCAGAGAACAATGTTTCAAATCCATCGTATTCACCAGTTGTAGCGTTAACTCCTTGCCACATTACGCGCTCGTTGTTAGCTGCAATACCAGCCATCATATTAGCGATAATTGCATCAGCTAAAGAAGCGTGCAATTGTCCATCTTGTTCTGACTTAGCTTCCCAATCTTTTAAGAAATCATTTTTACAAAGTTGACGTTGAACTTGGAATTTTTCCAAAGTCAAGATACGCTCACTTAATGCAACTGTTCCAAGTGGAGTAAAGTCACAAGTAGGTGCTTCGAAAGTAATGTTGTCAACTAATTTGCGAACAACTTGCTTGTATTCAATGTTCTCTTTGAACGTAACCGCAGCAAGCGATTCGTTACTCAAAAATGCAGCGCGGATATATCCTGCCGCTTCTCTACCAGCGAATGTTGAACTGATAGGGTTAGGTGATAATGTAGTAGCCATTTTTTATTGTTTGTTTTTTTATTTGTTTAAATGAAATACAAAACGCTCCTCAGCATTCATCTTGTGATAAGACTTTGTAGGTACGTTTACTTTTGCTTGCTTTACTTCTTTGATAGAAGTCGCTGCAGGCTGTGCGCTTAGTTTTGTTACTTGCGAAGAAAGTTCTGCATTCGTCTTTTTAACGTCAGCAAGTTCACTTTCCAACTTAGCAACAAGCGAAAGAAGTCCTTCAACCTCTGCGCTTAGTGATTCTGAAGCCTGTTCTTCAGCTACAACCTCAACGGGTGCAACTTCTGCTTCTGGTGCTTCTTCTTCAATAGAAGCAATTTCTTCAACAAGTCCACCTGTTACAGTAACAACTAAGCCTTCAGCGGTCTTGTATTCTCCGTCCATCAACGCAACCTCGTTTCCGTCTGCGTCTTTGCCGAATACACGAACACCAACAGCCCATACGTCGCTATCTGAATAGATGCTTGTTCCGTCCTCTAAAATCGCTTCAACCATTTGTTTAACCTCAACTACTTCTTCAGCAGATAGGCTTACATTGTGTTTTGCGAATAGAGCGTTTACTTTTTCTCGTAAATTCATAATTCTGTTAATTGTTTGTTTGATGAGTAGATATAAAAACAAGTATATTTGTTTCGTAATTCGCTTTTTCATAGGTTGAATTTGATTTTTAGGTTTGACGGAGGGAGTAGTTACCCTCCGTTTTTTTTATCCTAAATTGTCGAGAATAGTATTCAGTATCTTCAACTCATCTTCATTCAAACCATACGTCTTAAAACCCATTTTACCGCCCTCATTCGTTATCTTCGTGAGTGCATTGAGAAACAGGTTAGCGTCGTCGTTGAATAATTCAACCTTCAGGAAACCACCTGCTTCGATGTTCATTACTCGCCTTTTAGAATTTCTTCTAACTCTTGAAGTAAAGAAGGAATTTGTTCGCTCAAATACATTTCTTTTTCAGCGATGAAGTTTCCTTCGATTGAGAAACCAAGAACTTCTTTGTTTTGAATCTGTTGCTTCACTTCTTCGTTGTCCACTTTCATGCAACCAAACCAAGTACCTTCTGGAAGGTCAAAGCCGAAGTTCTTCGATTTGTCGTTTTCGCCTTCGATTATCCATGTTTCAACTAACGAAACACCTTCAACAACTTTCGCGTGTTCAACTGTTGCGTTGTTTTGGTTTGCTTGTTTTAAGTAGTTGTAAGCGATAGCGCGAATAGTATCCTTAGAATACTTAACGTAGTATTCTTCGTCCGTTTCGTCGTTGCGTCTGTAAATGAGTTGGTCGGGAATGAGTAACGCTCCGTACAATAGACCTCTAAAGTCTTCTTTGAACTTAACGTTGTGTTGTTCGCTTAATGCGACGAAATCGACTCCTATGGCAGGTTGTTCAACTACGCTAATTGCGTACACTCCGAGCAATCCTGCGTCGTCTATTCCGTATTCAATAACTTTAATTTTTTTCATATTGTTTATTTTTTTAACCGCCAAGGCGAGATTGATTTTGAATTAATTGTTGAGCCTCTAAATTGCTTGACACTTGCGTTCCAACGACGTACGCTTGAAGTGGTGGTTGTTGTTGGTTAGGTTGGTTGCCTACAAAGGCGAAGTTGGCAGGTGAAGGGGCTGTTGTTCCGCCACCGTTTGATCCAACATCATTATTACCACCGCCACCACCTGCAAAGCGACCTATTGCCGTTCCTGCTATTGTAGCAATGGAAGCCGCAGCACGAAGTTTAGCACCAATAATTGCAGGAATCTTGATTGAAGCACCACCATCTGGTGACAAAGACCAAACAGGATTCGCGTTGTATGCGCTAATTTCTCGTTGGGTATTAACTACTACTTGCGCAATAGCTAAAGCCTTGTCAAGTGCAAAAGCAATGTCAGCTGCTTTCTTATTCTTTGCGAATAGTGTTCCTAACAAATCAACAGAAGCAGAAGCAAGATTGAATTTCGCGTCAACAAGTGCTTGTTCTGCGGCTAATTTATCTTCTGCTAATTTCTTCGCGTCTTCAAGTTCCTTATCTGCGTATTTCTTTTTTATCTCCGCTTCAGTTGCTAATTGCGCTTCTAAAAATGTAGTTGTGTCAATACCTCTTAAATCTGCTTCAGCAATTAAAGCGTCATATTTCTCTTTGTTTATTTGAAGTTCTTTGTCTTTGTCACTTAATAAACGAAGTTCGTTTTCTTTTGATTGTTGTTTTGCAATTTCATTGATAGCATTATAAGCCGCTCTAAATTCTTCAGCGGCTGAATTATCAATTTCAACTACTGCGTCTTTTTGCTCTTTAATTCCTTCTTTTACTATTTTGTTGACTTCTTCAACTTTAAGAAGTTCACCATTCCAAAGCATAGCAGAAACCTTTTTTAAGTCGGCTTCTTCTTGAATCAATTTATTTAATTCCGCTTGCTTTGCTTTTACTGCGTCGCTTTCAGCTGCTCTTTCAACATAGTTCTTTTTTTGCTCGTTGTTTACTTCAACAAAATTCTTGAATTTCTTTTCTTCTTCTTTATTGGCTTGCTCAATTTGCAAAGATTCTTGAATACGCAACCCACCTATTTCAGCTTCTTTTTGTTTTATCAACTCTAAAGTCGCAATACGTTGCGTTTCTATAATTTGTTGTTGCTTTGCATTTTCAAGTTGTTCTTTGTATCCCTTATACAAAATAGAACGAGCGTAATCAATAGCACCTTGTCTATCTTTCTCTTGCTGGGCAGTTATGCTTGTAAGAAAATTACGCGCTTCGATAAGTTTGTTTTCCGCTTCACGAATGCCATTAATATCTCCAAGTTGCGTCTTGATTTCTAATTCGTTTTGCGCTGCCTTGATATTATTAGTCGCAATTTCTTTCTGGAGTTTTATCGCGTAAGTTGAATTAGCATTGCTAATCTTTTCAAGGTTTAGCTTTCCTTCAAGAATTTTGTTTTGTTGTTCAAGACCTTCATTTGCGCTTGTTAATTTTTCAACATTTTCAGCTGTTCCATTTACTGCACTTTGAATATCATCCCAATAAATAACCATTGCAGCTAACGCACCTGCTGCTAAAAAGAATGGGTTAGCAATAACCGCTTTTCCAAGATTAGCTAAACCTGTAACAAGACCACCAACTTCATCTTTAAGCGTCTTAAAATCAATTCGAGAAACAGCGTTTCCCATTCCTGTTAAGGCTTGTCCTGCTCCCTTTAAGTCTAAATCCATAAGACGACTACCGAACAAACCAACATTATTAGAAAGACCTTCAAAAGCATTACCCGCGTTGGCACTAATCTCTGCTGACAAGTCGGAAATGTTATCCTTTAACTCAGCAGCACGCGCGGACGCTTTCTTGAACTCTTCACTTGAAGAATCCATTTGTAACAACTGCTGATTCAGAGCACGCAACTCAGCCTTCGCTGAACTAAACCCTGCCGCTGTATTTTCAGCCGCTGCTCCTGTCTGATTAAGGACATTGACAGCGTTAGTGGTTACATTAAAATCAATTGTATTCGCCATTTAGAATAGTAGTTTATATAAGATAAATATCCAAAAGGCTACGTTTACCGAAATACGCGTCACTTTCCACGCGTAGTGCTTCCACATTTGTAGCTTACGCTTTCCGTTAGCAATCTTTCCAAAATTACTTTCGCTCTTTACGTTCAACTTAATGAACTCCAAACAAGCGACCATTGCGCCTGCTTTATTTTGAAGATGTTCCTTTGAAGTCGCTTCCATTTGATATTATTGTTATTGTGTCACCCATTCCGGTAAAGGTCACGCTTCCGCTTCCCTCAACCGTTTCACCTGTGTATGCTTGAACTGTTACGTTGTTTGGCGCAACTGACTTTTGAATTATCAATTCACGTCCTGCTGTCGTCTTTGCAGAAGGCAAATAAACAGTAATGTCACCTGCTGTTGTATCTACGAAAATCATTCTGTCGAAATTCGTTACAACGTAGTCAGTCGTTATCGTCTTAACTGGTTGACTGATTGCACCGCTGAAGCTAACAGGCGCACCAAATTTTGTTGGTGCTAACGAAGGTACTTGTTGCGTGATGAATGAACGTGTTCCGTTGTTGGGTTGCGAGTAGCAATTGTTTTTCGCGCTGTTCCAATTGTAACCAAAACGAAGACAACAGTCTTGCGTTACTGACGCAGGATCACCATTGGCATTTTCCCAATTCAAAGATTGGTCAAGGTTAGCCGACACAGGTTTAAGGTCGCAGTCATTGTCGATGTCAAGAATGCGAATGAGTCTAACTTTTGTTAAGTCTTGCTCACCAACCACATAACCTTCGATGTCTAACACGCGCCACCAAGAATCAATAATCCAAATCTTGTCTGAAAATTGAAACGTGAATATGTCATTCAATGTTAGTGCGAACATTCCCTCTAAGATGCGCGCTTGTCCATCGAATAATTCGCGATAGTAATTTCTCCACCAACGATTGTAAAGATTCTCATATGGGTTTGCAATGATTGTATGCGGTGGTATTTCGGGAGCGAAGTTGAGGTCTTTATCCGTCACCGTTGCGTTCATCGTTGAGTAGTTATTTAGACACTTCACTGCTGTTTGTACAACGTTACCGCTTACTTCGTCGTACATATTCACAAAGAAGTCTGCGAAGTAATAAAGAATGCGTGGTTTTGGTTGCACGAATTGACCTTCGCTATTCAAGAATTTAGGTACGACAACGTCTGTATTTTCAACAGGTGCTGAGGGTGTAGAAGCAAATGCTAACTCAACCTTTTCTTCGCCTGTCGCGAACTCGTTGATTACTTCGAAATCGCTTTCTGTTACTTCATAACGTCCGTATGTGCGTCCGTTGTCTTTGTAGACTGAATTGAAATAGTCGCCGTCTTCGGTGTATGTGAAAGAAAACTTCGCCTTTTGTAGGTCGGTTGTTGGTGAATACATAATGTCTTTCGATAAGTCCAACTTATGCGACCAATCAAGCGTATTACCACTTGCGATATATTCAACCATTGGCTCAATCTTGAGCGTGTTAGGAAGCGTCTTATCTGCAACAAAAACAAGGTTGAACATCTTTTGAATTGATGTAATGAAATCAATTTGCTTCATATCTGGAGCGTTGAACTCCATTAAGCAAGTGTCACCTGTCAATCCTGTTCCAACACTTACTAATTCAACACCTGTTCCTGTGTAATCGTTTGCTCCGTTACCTACAAATTCAATGTCAAATGTTGATGTGTTATAAACTCCACCAACACCTTCAATTTTTATTTTCAAAGTATCTCCTGCGTTTAACGAAAGAGTAACTGTATTATCTTTTAAGAAAGTGTGTGAATATAAATTTGAATTATCCGTAAAATTATTGAATGAAGAATCTACAAATACGTCGTTGACATAATAGAAATAACTCAAAATTAAATCGGTTACATAGTTACTTCCTGAAGAAGTTGCCGTTCCATTTGCCCAAATTCGAAAAGTAAATTGACCGCTAAAAGGCGCTGTATAAATTCCACCGCTCCAATCATTTCCAACGTCTTCATATTCGGTTAATGGCAAGTATAGATTTTTAATGTTATTTGTTGGTGTAAATGTAAACATTTGATTTGTTGCGTAAGCTAACGTACTTGCAACGTCATTTAACCCCAACGAACTATTCAAATATTGACCATTAACAAAAGGAACGTAAACGTTTTCGAGAATTTCTTCAAGATAATTGCTTTGATATTGAATACCAGCATCTGCAAGAATCTGATTGAATAAATAAAACGCGCTTACTGAAGGTGTTAAGTGACCAACATAAAGCGGTTTATAGGTTGGTTGTCCTCCAATAGTAGTAGAATAGATAGGTTGACCTTCAACATTACTTGCCGTCAAATTCCACTTATCACAAAGCGTCAGTTTAACATATTGATGATGGCTACCCTCAACATATTCATGAAGTAAATCGTAGTCAAGGTCACCCGCGACAATCGATTCAATATCTTTGAGTTTCTTTTCATTTAATAAACGAGCAAGGTTTGGTACTTCACCGAAGAATACAACCTCAAATTCGAATAACTTACCACTTTGCCAATATAACTTCTTGACCTGAATGTGACCACTTGCAATGGGAATAGTATTCACCGTCAACACAGCATCAACCTTCTTGCGAAAGTCAAACCATCCGTCGAAATTTACGTTGAAAATAGCACCGAAGAAATCGACATTCGTCTTACTTGCAGGAACGCGAAACTCCTGCGAGTAATTTCCTACGGAAGCGAAGTCAGTTATGTCCGTGAACTTGTAGTTCAAGTGCATCTTCTCATTCTCATATAAGTCGAGAATTGCGCTGTTGCCGTTACTATCCGTTAGCGTTAAAATTACTTGATTCATCATAAGCCAACAGGTTGTGAGTATTTAAGATTCAAAGTAACATTGTATAGCTTCGAATAGCGTTCGTCCTTGATAACAAAATTCTGTGTGTCGACTAAGACAGGTGTTTGCGTTCCGTCATCATTGATGATATAAACGTCATTGGAACGGCAAAGCGTTTGAAGTAGATTGAACTCTCCAACCGACACCCAGTCGCTATTTATTTGTAGTCCTTTTGTCGTTGTCACATATCGGTCGGTTGCTCCCCTGTCGTAGGTGTTGAAACCAAACGTCGATTCGTTGTATGTTCCAACTACTTTTTGGTATTGCTTACGATCGTAGTTATACGATAGTTCCGACTTCTTCGTGAAGTTGAAGTAATCCACACCGCCACAAGTATTCGTCCAACCCAAACGCACATTGTCAAAGCGACAATCGTCAGGAACAATGTAGAAACAATAAACGCGTGACTTAGGTGTGTAGATAGGGAACGTAATAACTTTCCCGATTTGTATTGTGTAGTATTTAACATCTGTGAAATCTAAACCACCTGCAATCAAATTCATTGGATTAGCACCAATGACATTGACAATATTATTTGCGTCGCTCAATTCAACTTTTACTGAATCAATTAAAGTATTGTTATTGTCGTAGGTTGAAAAAACAGCAATATCAAAATCGTTATCTGGAAGCAATGCCGTTGCAGAAGGTGTGTACATAATTCCATAATCTGTCAATCTCGTTGGAATATAAACGTAGTCATTTGACAAACCGCGAGAAGGTGCTTCAATCCATTTGTGAGTGTCTTTTGTTCTTTCGCTCATTAAATACTTTGTCGTACCATCTAAAGCATAACGAATATTTACGTCTGGTTTGTATCCATCGCTCACTTGATATTCAGCAAGGAAAGCAAACACATCATCAATGTCAGCCATTCCGCTACCGCTGACTGTGAATACTCCGTCAACCAACCATCCTTCTTTTATTGTGCAACTGATATTCGCAATGCTTGAAGTTTCAGTTGTGTTTGTCGTTGTCAAAAATCCTGCATTATGTTGCAGTTGTTCTCTGAATATCGGAGCAAGGTCTAAAATTCCTTTGCTCGCTGCGTTGGGTTGTACGTTGACTTGGAACGAACCGAAGTCGAATACAAATCTGAATCCTGCGTAAGCTACATGATTGCTTGATGCGACTAACATCAATCGTTGACCGACTGGAGTATATTGTGAAGGTTGATCGTTGATTGTAATTGCCATTATTGTATTTTTATATGTCGTTTAATCCGTCTAAACTTGCTCCGAAATCCTTTCCGAAAGCATCAATTATTTTCGCTTCATATTCGTCCCAAATGTTCTCCATTGCATAATCGAAAGCGTGCCAACCCTTGATTCCTTCACGTCCTATCTTTCGAGCAATAAGAAAAGCCACTTGTCTTTTGAGTGCTTCCGTTGGCTTCTTAAATTTACCGCTTTCTTTGTCGCGTAACTTGATAGGCTTTATTCGCATCCATTCAAGAATAGCTTCAACAGGCGGTTGCTTTCCTGGTTTCCTTCCGTTCTCACGCGCAAGAAAATACTGCGATGCTTTGCCCTTCGCGTAGACTGAAACGTTGATGTTTTGACCTTTGATTTGTAATCTGTAAGCTAACGACTTTTCGAGCGTACCACTTGCAACCGCGTTGGTGAAATTGCGTCCTACCTTTCGCTTCATGCGATAGTCGGACTGCATCAATTCAACAAAGCGTTTTGCCATATCGTTCACGACAGCGAAGAAGTTGGGTGCGCTCTGTTCGTTAGCCATTTGTTTCTTCGCTTTCCTCTTTTATCTTGTTGAAAAACTGAATCAATGGTAAGCCAAATTTGACAGGCATCTCTTGAATGAAAGCATCTAACTGCTTTAAGTGTTCCTCTGTTAAGTTCATATTAGAAAGATAAAATTGTTACTCCTATTGCCTTTGCTACGCACTCAGCAACGTATTCGTTGTCTGTTCCCCACGCTGCGAATTCTTCTTCGGTTAGTGTGTAGTTACCATTGCTTAGAACTGCGCCTTCGTCAGTCTTCAATTCGTAGTAGGTAGTGCAAGTGGTTGCGCTTGTTTCGAAGTTGAGAATGAGAACGCTCATCTCTGTTGCTGTTCCTGCGTTTAGAGGAAAGATAACGGGTTGTATTTTAGCCATTGTATATTATATTAAAGTAAATGTTCTTGTTACTCCGCCTATTCTCATTTTTAGTAATGTTCCGTCAAACCAAATATCCCCATCAACAGGTGATGTAGGTGCTGTTCCGCTTGGTATTCTTAAAGATGCTTTAGCCGTTGTAGCTGCGCCTAAAACAGTTATACCACTCGCTACTTCAATTGCTCTAAAATCTGCTACTGCTGTTAGCGTTGGATTAATGTAAAGACCTCTTGTTATTCCATTTGCACCGCCTGTTTGGTTAATTGTTGAGTCAATTAAAAACGCATTGAAAACTCCTGTTCCGCTTGTTGGTATAAATCCTCTATTAATGTTTACTATATTTCTTACTGAGCTTGTAGTAGTAGCATTTCCTTGCGCATTACTTAAAATAACATCAGTACCAATATCAGTTTGAGCTAAATTTCCTCTAATAACAACCCCTTCTCGACCTGCTGTGCCGTTTGGAAACATACCTGCAATTCCTGTTCCCACAGTAGCACCCGAAATTAAATAAGAAAACCCACTCACCCTCGCCGTTCCATTCACATCTAACTTGAAGCCTGCGTCTGTTGTTGTGCCGATGAGGACATTGCCTGTTGTTGCAATTGAAAATGCAGGAGTTGTAAAAGTTGAACCTCCATCAGTTGTAGATGGTGTGATATTGAAATTTTGACCTCTTAATCCAACACTAAATTCCCAATTTTTGAAACTGCTATTGTAGCCAAACATTTTTAATGTAGCGCCATAATTACCAGAAGTTGGTGGGCCTAACTGCAAATTAGGAGCTGCAGTTGTATTGCCTACTATTAAATCGTTTAAAAATCTGCTATTTCCTGTAACGTCTAACCTATAAGCAGGCGAAGCCGTTCCAATACCTAACCTATTATTTGTATCATCCCAAAATAAGTTAGCGTTATCTTGAGATATCGTTGTTCCATTGCTGAATATAACGCTTCCGCTTGTTAAAGAAGGAAGGTTGAACTTGCCGTTGAACGTAGACCAATCTGCAGCACTCAAAGCACCTCTATTCGCTGCACTTGCCGTTGGTACGTTAAGCGTTATTACAGGGGTGCTTGTTCCATTTGCAACGGTGCTGCTTAAGTCTGTTCCTGTTGTGCCTAAGGTCAACGCTGCTACGCTTGTAACAGTTCCAACAGATAAGTTCCCCGATCCAAGTAGCGAGTTAGAATTAACTGTTTTGATGTTAGTACCACTAACGAGTGTCGCTTGTTTAGTGCTATCCAAATGTTCAAGTGCATCATCTGCATTCGTTCCTGTAACTGTTGAATCATTCTGAACTTGCGAAGTCTTTAACTTACTATGTTGCCATTGAAAAGGCTGTGTGCCGAATGGAGTGCTGACGTAAATCCAAGTATCGTCAACTGCAGGCGCACCGCTTTGAAAATCTACTCCATGAACACGATGAACTGTTGGATTAGGATAAGTGCCTGTAAGGTCACCACCCGCTGCTCCGGTTGGAGGTAGTGAAGTTGGTATAGTTGGCTTGTTAAGAATCTCAGCCACTCCGCTCGTTGCGTTCCAGTCTGAATTGACCTGAGCAGCAGGAATGGTTGGCTTGTTGTCAAGGTCGTTGTAATCATTCGAGAAACCAACCGCGCTTATGCTTGTAATGTCAGCCTTCAACACTATTTCTTCTTCGAGTGCGTCAATAGCTGCTTCAATGTCTATAATCGTTTGACAATCGCCAATCGTTTCGCAAGTCAATCCGATATTGTCAGTAGTCAAGTACCAACCGCGCACCCCTTCGTCATTCGTTCCGTAGTAGTAGTTCGGTGCTGGTGTTGCCTCGTCGTTTACAAGTGAAACGTTTCCGTTTTCATCGCGTACTATTGAATCAATGAAAGTTAAAATTGATCCTGTGCCACCGCTTCCACTTTCGAAGAAATCATTCCATTCAGCAGGAATACTGCACGCGTCCCAATAGTAAGGAACGAGAAGGTCAAGACTAATCGTCCAACCGGTAAGAGTGTGTTGAAACTCTTCAAGGAATGGTTCAAGACTTACGTTTTGTACTGTGATTAAGTCACCAAACAAAACGCGGTGGTTCGTAATCTCAGCAACCAAGTCTTCCGCAATCCGTTGAAGGTCGCTTAATACTTCGCGTTGGTATTCGGGTTTATCTTCTTTGTCGCGTGGTAAGTCGGCAAGGACAATCTGAAAACTAAACGTCTTCATTCCTTTTGAATAGCTGACGTTTGAAGGCACGACGTGCATGAATGGGTATTCCCCAAACTTCTCTAAGTCAGAAACTTCAATCTGTCCGTGTGAGAATCTTTTGAGAATAAAGTGTCCAGACGCGAATGCGTGGAATCTATCTATGAGCGCGTTGTAGCTTTGTACGTTCGACATAATTGTAATCTATTAGGTAAGTCATATAAGTAAATATCTCCCAAGCACTTTTTTCCGTAATTGCGTCCAACTTTGTTATGTCGCGCCCACAGGCTTCCATAAAAAGATGATACCAACCGTAGCGTCCTAAGACTTGGTTAAGGTTGTCTCTGTCTTCAATTCCTGCGTCAGTTCCTCCGTCAACTTCTGTACTTCCTTCTCCAAATAGTCGAGCGAAGTGTTGCTTAGTTCGTTGAGCAAAGTCGAAAAAAAAAGCATCGCACCGTTGAATTGTTCAAGCGTCATCTGCTCAACGTACCCTTCAACGAGTTCTCTATTTTGTTTGCTGTGAGGTACGATTGTGTACTTTGTTCCAACGCGTTTGTCGATTGGTCTATAAAGCGTTCCCATTATCTTGACCATGTTAGCAGCAACGTCAGAAGCCCACGTTGAGATGTCCGCATACTCACCCATACTGATTGAGTAAAGGTCTGGAATGAAACCGAAGTCTTTGTCTTTGATCGTAATCGTTTCGAAGAACTTCGCTGATTCATTTGCAAGTGTGTCTTCAAACGCTGCGAGTAATGTCGGTAAGTGTTGGAAGGGAATCTGCTCCGCCTGTTCCTTCAGTAGGTTACTAATACTAACCAACTTGTCGATATCGCTTTTCGCGCTGTGATAGTCAACGTATTGCTTGACGCTTATCGAAGAATAGTCAGCTGGTATACTTACTTTTATGCTCATTATTTTGTTGTTTAATATCTACAATAAAGGTTTGTTTGTTGACTACGAACCACAATACAAACAACCTTCGTCATCATCATCAATCGTGTTCGCTTCGTTGTGGATGCGAATTGCTTCCATTTCAATTTGTTCTTTCGTCCACTCTGGGTGAAACGCTCCAATTTGAGATTTTAAAAAGTTCAATTTATTGTCGCTCATTTTTCGTAATTTACAAGTGTTGCGTCTATGCCTTTATCCTTCAACTCATTTACTACATCTGGATTGTTATCGTAGTGCTTTCTTATCCGATTGTTCACAATGAAGTCAATCTTTGCGCTATTGCTTCCTGTCAGCTTAACGCGGTTGTGTGAGATACCTAATTCGTCCGCTACTTCGTACACCGCTTTGCTCAATCTTGGAGTTCTTGCTGTTACGATGTATACCATATATCCTTTCGAGATAAAACGTTTAGCGAGTGATTTTCCTTGCGGAGTAGATAGTGTTCCATCGAAGTCGAACGAGATACGCTCCTGCGCGTTTAGATTGCGTCTAATCTTATCTAAGTAGTTCATTTGTTTTCTTTATAGGTTGCGATGCAAACAGCGTAACGTTGGTTAGCGTCTGAATATTCAGAAACCATCTTTTCGTCGCTCATACAGCGAACGAGATACTCGTCTTTTGGTTCTGTTGATGTTGGTATTGGTATTGGCATATCCTTATTTTACGTTTATTTCTTCGTTCTTTGTCGCAAAAATCTACTATACTTGCGACGAATCCACATTATAAAGTGTCACAGTTTTCTAAATTATTGTGACACATTTCTTTTGCCTTCTTTAAAATTGCATTCCACTCGAACTTGTCTTTTGGTGTGTTCCATAGTTCTTCGAACATCCAGTCTAAAACTTCGTTCATATAATCAATTGTTCAACGTCTATCTGGTGTTCTTTGAGTAGTCCGCGAATGTATTCAAACACTTCTTCAATACCTTCCTGATATGCGCCTTCTTGTCTGTCGTTATACTTTGTGAACTTCCTGTATCCGTTCATGTCCAATTCCCACAAAGCCATTGCCATATCGCGCGCCTTCATCATGCGCTCGAACTCAATACGATCGTCCCTGTCGTCAAGGTCAAATGTTAAATTTGCTTTACTCATTCGGTAATTTGTCGAATTAGTTGTTATAATTTGTCGTTGATGATTATTTGTACCGGTGCTTCGCTGTCGCCTGCGTGAACTGTTCGCGCCTGTTTAGGTTTGAAGTATTCGAGCATCATTAAGTAATTGTGCAAATAGTCTTCGTCATCCATTGAGTGCAAGACAGTCATTGCACGTTCTGCTCCTTGCGTCACGACGTACTCACCAAGTTGCTGCCACATTATTGTCCGTTCATTTTGTGAACCGACAGGTCTGCCTTTTGGATTGTTTGTTTTGCCTTTTGGTAACCCCATCTTTTTCTAAACTTTTGATGTTTACTAAAGTATAAATATAAAAACTACTCTCGTTTACTTTTCGAAGGTAACAATTAGCCTAATTTACTCTTGTAATGGTTAATAAGTTGTTCCATTCGTGAGTCGTAGTATTTAGAGAACGTCTTAAACCCGTCGTTGTCCTGTTCGAATAACCTGAATAGAACACCTCTCAATCGTTGTGAAGGTTTCTTTAACGTATCTTCTAACTCACTCTTTAATGATTCTACTGCATCCAGTTCTTCGCGTTTGAAGTCTTCGTCTTTGAAAGCAAGATAACCGAACTGATTAGCTATTGTGAATAGTTCTGACGCTTGTGCAGGTGAAAGTTCATTTGTTCCAAAGGTCAGTTTTAGTGTTTTGTCCTTCCTTGTACCTACTGATTCTAATTGTGCTGGTATAATAATCATTTTATGTCATTAAATTTATTAGTATGTCACTAAATGTGCAAAGAAAAGAAAAGAACAAAGAAAACGTGTAAGCACTATAAAGAAAGAACAAAAGAAAAAGTCCCCCAAAAAGATTACTCTCGCCCTTAAAAGGGCATTTGCACGATCCAAGCATTGATGTATTGCAAGTGTAGTCATTGGTTACTTCGCTTTGACTTACGAAGGCGGTTTGTGTTCTTATCCAGTTTGTTTCATTTAGTTCAAAAAAATAACCCCCAATTGTTTTTAGTCGTCAAACCTAAAACAAAAGAGGGTTAGCTCACAAGGTTTGACAATACAAATATACTTTGAATGTCAATTGTTTCATCAATTAGTTATTCACCTATTTCAACAACAACGTCTTTCATTGATTCGAGGAAGTTGTTGATGTCTTTTTTGACACAAGGGGGACAAGTAGAGCGCTCATTGAACGCTCCTGTGGCTTTGTCTTTGAACGAATAGAACTTCAACATATCTTTCTGCTCTAAACGTCCTTGCGCCTTCATATCAAGCAGGAAACGCTTAAACTCGATTTGTTCTTCAAGAGAAAGAACACCGTCCCATTTAGATGCTGGACAAGAAGCGAAGGCTAACTTTGCTTTAACCGGCATAACGCAACCGCACAACTTAATCGACTTGCGACGGAACAATACTTCGCTTTCTACTTCTTCGCCTACAATCAATGGTCCACAAGACTGCGTTGATGCTTCGAAGAATTTACAGGTGCGACAAATTTCAAGTCGTCGCTTATATTCATTTGATTTTGCGAATAACATTGGCTCTTATTTTTTGTTTAATACTATCAATTGTTCGGTAAAGGAACACGGTTGGTATTCCTGTTTGCTTTGAAAATTCTCGGTAGGTGAATCCTTCGAAGATATATTCCTGAAAGATAAGACGTTCAAACTCGGTTAACCGGCTAATTAGAATGTCTAACTGCTCATTTGTCATTCGTGCGCCTAACCACGTCTTATCGACTTCGTGAGCGTATTCTTTAAAGTCGCGTCTGTTTCTATTCCATGCGATTGTTTGGCGGTAAAATGGCGACGTTGGACTATTTACCGCTAAGTACATAACACGAATCAAATAGAACTCAAAGTCGCCTGTATCGATTAGGTTCTCGATGTGCTTCGAACCAAACATAGAAAGTAAAGAATCGTGCAGAAGATCCTCATAGTAGTCCTCACCTCGCGAAATGTTCTTCGCAAGTTCTTTGAACTTTTTGTAATGTCCTTCTATGTATTGGTCAAGTGTCACTCATTAAAATATTCGTCGATTTGCTTTATTGCTTCCTCGCTACCTTTACAAATATACGAAGCATATCCCCTGTTTCTTAATTGTTCCTGCCAACGCTTCTGCTCTGGACTTGCGACACCCCCCTTTTCCTTCTTCATTTCAATGGCAAGACCGTTGTATTCATTGCGTGGTTCGTATATGAATAGGTCGGGAAAGCCTTTAACGTAACCGGTGCGCTTCATCTTGATCGCTTGTAAGTAACTTGTCCTCATACCACCCGCTGAAGCGCAATAAAGAACGTCAGGATATGCTAAACGTAGGTACTTAATTACTATTTCTTGTTGGTTCGATTCAGATTCGGGGGTTGCTTTGCGTCTTGAAGCACTTTTTTTATAAGTTTTTTTATATGTCTTGACATTCATTTTCAATCAGTTATAAATTATTTTCAAAAAAAAAGTAAAATAAATTTGTTTTCTAATAGTTTAGCATAGTATATTTGTCAAACAATTAACAACAACACCAAAGATAAACAAAAACAAAACAAAATGTATCAAGTAACAAAAACCACAAACATCGCAGGACAACCAATAAGAATTGATTGGTCTTATGAATTCAACGACGAGAACAAAGCAATCAATTGCTTAATGGAACACGCTTCCAATCTTTCACTTGAAGTTCGTGAAGATATGTACTACGCATCTTGCGAAGGTAATAAGCCAGAGATAGAAATCGAAATCGTTCAATACTCTTAATACAATGAAAAAAACACTACTCTTTATTGCGCTTCTATTCGCAGGAATGTTAATCGCAGGATCAATCGATGAATCAACAAGACAACTTGAACAACAACCAAATCACTATTCAAAATGAAAGTAGAACTAATTCAAAAAACAACTTTGACCGATATGTACTATAAGATCGTAGTCAATGGAGAGTTTCATATGTCATACACAAGCTACGAAGATGCAAAATCTGCATATGACCGAATCAAGTCAGCGACACCACGCGAAGAAGTAATTGAATCAAAAGAAATCTAAAACCCACAAATCAAATGAACAATGAAAAACATTACAAAACACCTTTTCTTTTCTTCGAAGATATCGTTCTTCTTACAGAAGCTATTATCATCACCCAAAATTATTATGGTGATAAAAGAACTGGAGCATTGGATTGGGATACCTCTTGTCAAAAGAGAATTGACCAACTTGAACGAGTGCTCCACAAAATACATTCAACGCATTACAAAGAACTACCAGAACCACCAACAGAAGAAATCTAATTTTGTTTGCGTTTATTCATCAGCGAATGCATACAACTTAACGCACAACGAGATAAGCGCGAATATAGAGAAATGTCAAAAACTTTCAGAAGCGCGTTGGAACGACCAACTAATTGAATACATTTGTAACCACTAAAAATCAAAAATATGTACTGTCCAAAAATCACTTACTGTTTCATTGGCGACGATATACGCACACTGAACGAGCGAATCAAAACAATTGCAAAAGACTATCAAGATGAAGACAACGGAGGTTGGTTCTCTGTTGACGAAACAAATCACCTCGTTTTCATTGATGAGCAAGACAACCTTTATGTCATCCATTTGCGAGGACGCTTTTGGAGAAAAGGTGAACGCGATTTTAATCTTGAATATGTCACATTAGAAAAAGATGGAATCAGCTTTAGTTTTGATGTAGACATCTTCGACGATCAAATATAAATGGGTTACTACAAAAGACAAAGCGAGGAAGAACAAATGTCGGAGAACGAATGGTTCTGGCAAAATGAAGAAGCAAAACTCGCAAACAAATTTGAATCTTATATAAATCAACAAATAAACAACAACAACATGAGCATCATTGCCCAACAATCAAACAACAGCGCAGGTCAAACAGTACCCGCAGGAACACACGTCGCACGTTGCTACCAAATCATTCACATCGGCACAATCGTCGACACCTATCAAGGCGAAGAAAAGTTAGTGAACAAGGTTCGCTTAGTATTCGAACTACCATTGGAAACTGCCGACTTCGGTAAAGGTGAACAACCATTCTCAATTGGACGCGACTTCACTTTATCAATGCACGAAAAGAGTGGTTTACGCGCCTTCGTTCAATCGTGGTTAGGTAAGGCAATGAGCGACGCTGAGGCATCTAAATTTGACATTGGTACTTTACTTGGCAAAGAAGCAATGGTTAGCGTAATGCACCGCACAGCGAACACAGGGCGCACTTACGCAGACTTGAAAGGAGCGTCACCACTTGCAAAAGGAATGACTTGCCCTCCTCAGGTAAACGCAGCGTTTCTTTTAGACTACGATTCAGAAGACTTTGACCTTAGATTCAAGATGTTACCAGAGTGGCTTCAAAACAAGGTGAGTTCTTCTGCTGAATTTAGCCAACGACTTGACAAGGCTGCGGACCAAATGAACAAAGCGAAGGCAATGTTGGAACAAAGCGGATTGGTTAAAGAATCAAAGGTCAATGAACCGATGCAAATGCCAGACGAAGACGATATGCCATTCTAAATTAATAAGATGTTATAAAAGGGTGTTATCTCAGACATAATGCCCTTTTATGACACTTAATGCACAATAAACCATACAATGAATAAAGAAATTTACAAAACTCCATTTGGAAAACTTATCAAAAGTCAATTTAAGACGATGCAGAACTTCAAAAACGTTCTTCGCATCAGTGATCCAACGGCACGACTTTACGTTACACATCCAGAACGAATGAGAATCAAAGACTTCAACAACATTTGCCTTCACACAGGATTGTCTCGCGAAGAAGTTTTTTCAACCTTTACCCCAACCAAATTAATAAACGAAGAGAATGACTAACGAGCAAATACGTCAAGAGATGATTGACATGATTCCGTTTCGTTACATGGAACGATTCGAAACCTTATGGCTAATGCTGACACCACGTTACGAACGTTTAACAACGGAGCAAATAAAACAACAACAGGAACTGGAGAATGAAAGAGAAATGTTTTGGTCAGCACTTGAAGACATAACGTGCAGCGTGTTGGGAATACCTTCTCAGCAATTATACACACCAACGCGACGACGTGATATTGTAACTGCAAGACAAATTATATTCTTCATTATCCGCCCTTGCTATCTTCAAAGCTATGAATCGATAGGAAAGCACTACGGTAAGGATCACGCAACGGTAATGCATGGAGTGAAGCAGGTAAGCTGGCAGATTGAGTGTGATAAAAACTACGCATCTAACGTGGAAAGAATCTGTTATTTATTAAACGATATAGGTTATGCTAAACCAATGAAGTTTTTCACTAAGTTTGTCGAGCATCTGGAACATCAAAAAGAAATGAAACTTAAAAAACAACTAAAGAAATGAGTGACTACTGCCGCTATTGCGATTCAGACCAAATTGAAGAACGAATTGCTGAAATCAAAAAAGACAATATCCGCTTTGCTGAATACGAAGACAGCGACGTGCAAGAAATGTTCGAAGACGAGATTGGTCTTTGTTACGAATGCACTCGCGAGGAAGATGCAGACGATTACAAAGGGGAGGGTTGGGACTAACTAAATCATAAAATCATGCTAATACTACAATTAAAACAAAGAATCATTCAACTTGAAGCTGCAATTCAGGAACAAGAACAGAAGATAAATGATATTCTTATTCGCTTATCAGTTCCACAAGCACAACTTCCAGCAACAACTAAAGAAAAGAAGCCGTCATTTAAGAAACCAACTGTTGTTGAAATCTACGACTACGCTTGTGAAAAGTTAAGCAACGACGACGCGCTTAAATTTACCGAGAAATTCCACGCTCATTATGAAGCGAATGGTTGGAAGGTCGGACGCAATCAAATGAAAGACTGGAAGGCTGCCGTTCGAAAATGGGACTTATCTACCTTTGTAACTACAAACCAAACTACAAAAATCAAAAATGGAAAATTCGATTCAGACGCTGCGCAGCGCATCTACAACGACGCTCAGCACTACACAAAGGGTTGATAAAGCAGAACGCGAAAGCGCGTTTGTTGCCGACTACGAACTACCTGCATTCGTTAAGTTATGCTCAAAAGTCTGCGCTATGTATGGTATTGCTTTACCGGAAGCACAACTGTTGCAAATGTTGCATGAGTTCATAGGTAAGCACTTTCGTTGGGTTACGTTTGAACACTTCAATTTAGCTTTTGAATTGAACGCTGCGAATGAACTGTCAAAGAAAGCCGAACACTTCGGAGCTTTGAGCGTGGTTTTTATTGGGGACGTGTTGACGCACTACAAACCACATCGCGACAAGGCGAATCTACAAATACAGCGCGAAATTGCTGAATCAAAAGAAGAAGAATCAAAACAACTAAAAGAAAAAGAAATGGCGGTAAACGACGATAGCTGGAGAAGAATGCTTGCAGAAGACTTGCACAATTATAAGAAAGGAAAGTACACGGTCATCGAGATTCGTGCGGTGTCGCTTATGCGGTGGTTGGAAGAAGCCAAGTATATTACACCTGACACCTTCACGGACGACGAATATAAACTTTGTAAAGCGAAGGCGAGAAAGACAATTTACTTCGAACAGAATCTAAATAAACCAATGGTCGAAAGAATGAGCGACCGCAAACGTCAATTGCTCAAAGAATCGATTCAGTTCGAAGGTATGCGTGAGTTGTACAAATTATATTTGAGTAAGCAATGAATGTATTGAGTTTATTTAATGGGATGAATACAGGCAGACAGGCACTTGAAAACGTAGGTGTAAAAGTAAATAAATACTATTCAAGTGAAATAAAACCCTATGCAATAGAATTAACACAACACCACTTTCCAGACACTATACAAGTTGGTGATGTTACTAAATGGAAGGAATGGGACATTGATTGGAAAACTATTGATTTAGTTTTAAGCGGTTCTCCTTGTCAAGATTTAAGTGCAGCAGGAAAACGAGCAGGAATAAATGGTAGTAGAAGTAGTTTATTTTTTGTATTTGTAGACATTTTAGAACATATAAAAAAACTAAATCCAAAAGTTTTATTTTTGCAAGAAAATGTAGGAAGTGCAAATAAATTAGACGTTGGAATAATGAGCCGCGCTTTAGGTGTTTATCCTTGTCGTATCAATTCAAGTTTAGTAACCGCTCAATTGAGAGATCGTTACTACTGGAGTAATATAAAAACAAGTAAAACAATGTTTGATATTGTAACTGATATTCCACAACCAAAAGACAGATCAATAATACTGAAAGATATTATTACAAGTGGAAATGTAGAAATAAACAAACATACTTGTTTGAATACTGGTAGTGGTGAAACTGAAAATGCAAAACAAGAATATCTATTACACAGAAATTCAACTACTGGAATGATTACTTTAATACAAGAAGAAGAAAAAGTAAGAACAGTAAACAAAATTGAAATGTGTCGATTGCAAGGTTTTTCAGATAACTATTGCGATATTTTAACAACTGCAAAAGCTGGTAGTTTACTTGGTGACGGTTGGACACTTCCAATTATTGAACATATTTTTAGTTTTTTATGACACCTTATAAACCGACATACCTGCCGCGTCAAGTCGAAGCGTTGAACTATTTGAACACAGACAGCATCGTTGAGCAGTTGTTATACGGTTGGTCGCACACATTTAACCAACATCGACCAGACAACGACTTGTATAAAACAAAAGAAGAAGCGTTTAAAGGTGGTCTTGAATTACTCATTAATCAATTGAAACGACGTAATGAAGAAAAACGCTACGACCGCATTGTTCAAATACTTCAAGACGAACTTTCTCCTGTGGTTGAAAATCAACTAACACTATTTTAATGAAAAAATTAAGAATTGTTTCGCAAGAACATTGCGGAAAAACAATATACAAGGTGCAACAAAAAAAGTGGTATGGTTGGGATACTGAATCTATTTACAGAACTTATGTCGATATGGTTTTCGAAACTATTGAAGAAGCAGAATTGTACATATTAAAAATCTTCACCAAACCAAAAATTAAAGTGGTGAAAAATATAAATGTGAAATAATGCAACCTTATAAACCAACATACCTGCCGCGTCAGATTGAAGCGTTGAACTATTTGAACACCGATAGCATCGTTGAACAATTACTTTACGGTGGCGCGGCAGGGGGTGGCAAGACGAAATTTGGTTGTATGTGGCAGATACAGCGTCGTTTGAAGTACGCAGGAACGCGTTCACTTATTGGACGAAGCAAATTAGACACGCTTAAAAAGACGACGCTCAACACCTTCTTTGAAACAGCGCAAGACTTTGGTTTGGTTGCGGATAAACACTACACCTACAACGGACAATCAAACGTTATTAAGTTCTTTAACGGAAGCGAAATAGTGCTAAAAGACCTGTTCGCTTATCCATCAAACCCAAATTTCGACCAACTTGGGTCGCTTGAAATCACAGACTATTTTATAGATGAAGTTTCAGAGGTTAGCGAAAAGGCAGTCAATATTGTTCATTCTCGTTGCCGTTTTAAGTTGAACGAGTTCGGTCTTATTCCGAAAGGTTTTCTTTCGTGTAATCCATCGAAGGGGTGGCTTTACAACGAATTCTACATGAAGAACAACCGCAACGAATTGCCTTCACACCGCGCATTTGTTCAAGCGTTACCGCAAGATAACCCTTTCCTTCCTGTCGCCTACATCGAATCTCTTAGACGACTTCCTGAATACGACAGGAAAAGACTTTTGGAAGGGAACTGGGAGTTCGACGATGACAGCGACAAGTTGTTTCAAACAGAGAATCTTCTTCGAATGTTTAGGAACGAAGTAATCAATGAAGGAAAGAAATACATAACAGCCGACATAGCGCGATTCGGTAAGGATAGAACGATTATCTGCGTGTGGGAAGGTCTAACTATCATTGACGTAATTGAAATGAATCGTGCTGCGTTGGACGAAGTCGTGAACAAAGTTCGTTTAACCTGTCAACAACACTCAATTTTACTTCAAGACGTAGTATGCGACGAAGACGGAGTGGGTGGTGGTGTGGTTGACTTCTTGAAATGTCGAGGGTTCGTCAACGGATCTAAACCAAAGCACCCACAATACCAAAATCTGAAAAGCGAATGTTACTACAAACTCGCTCAATACGTCGAAGAAAACAAGGTAACGATTCTATCCAGTACGCGCAAAGAACAAATCGTTCGTGAGCTTGAAATGATTAAACGACACCGCGCAGACGTTGATGGTAAACTTATGGTCACACCAAAGGACGTTATTAAGAACCGAGAAGGCATTTCTCCCGACGTTGCCGACGCTATCATGATGAGAATGTATTTCGAACTTAATCCAAGTTATGGACAATATGTTGTCGGATAAAATAATTTAGCATACATTTACAATATGGAAGCAACAGAAGAAAAAGTACCTCAAGAATTTATAGAGCAATATGCTGACGAAATCTTTACAAGGTGGAAGAAAATTCATCAAAATAAACCTCTTAAATTAATCAAACACGTCTGTATTCTTGAAGTAGATACAATGATTAATCGTATGCAAGAACACGAAGACGTAATTGAATTTCTTCATAAAGTAAAACAAGAAATAGAAAACAAACAATAATGAAACAAACACCATTATACGAGTCTTTAAAAATGACTCACGACCGCGAGCGAGAAATTGTTAATTCAATTGCAACCTATTTTCAACAAGGCAAGATTCTTGGAGATATTCTTCTTGAACTTTCACAGCGGAAAGACTTAAACGCAAAAGAAAAAATATATCTTGCGCTTATGATAGGTTCAATGATGACTAAAAATAAAGAAGATGGCACAGAGCAAAACTAAAAAAGGAATCTGTGTGTACTTGCACAAAGACCTGTGGAATGAGATTGACGAGAAACGAGGTGAAAATAGTCGCAACACTTTTTTAAGCGAAGCAATCCAGTTCTCAATGAAGTTTTATGTCGACGAATCTAAAGTAAAATTGACAGAACAAACGTCGACAAAATAGCGACACTTGAAGTAAACACTAAAGCGTGGTTTCTGCGCTTTTTTTGTTTCTCCAATTTCTTTTTATCAGCATTCAAAGTGTTTATTTCTTCGGTTAATATCTCCGACTTCTGTTCATAAGCAACCACCACTTCTTGTAAGTTGTTTATTTTTTCTCCTTCGATGTTTAATTGTTCTTTGAGATTGTCAATTACAAGCGAATCGGAAGCAATTACGCTATCGCAGGAGTTGACTAAACGGATAACATCAGTCCTATAAATAGTATCTCGAACAACAATAGTAGAACGAGTTCTTTTATAGGTGGTTTTGGCTGTAAGTTGAGCGTCTTCATACGTTCGAAGTTGTTTGTAAAGTTCTATTTGTTCAGCAAGTAATCGGTCATACTCACCAGCGTTGTAGTTTATAACGCTATCTTGTTTTTGTAGTTCAGTTGTTGCATTTTTTGCATGAACTTTTCCCCAAATGTTCCAACAAACGACCAACCAAAGGATTGATGTTCCAATAAACAATAAGATTGCTGCGAGTATATTCCTTTTCATAGTATTTGTCCTTCGTGTATGCGGTAATTGTGAACGCTGAAACCACCATTTGCACCTTTGTTTACTATTGCGAAGCCGTGATTATACTTCGAATAAGGGTTGTAGTCGGGAGATAATTCAGATAAGCAACCAACACCCCAACAAGTAATAAACTTGCCGTTAGCGTCGCGCTCGTTGTGTTCTGCTGTCTGGTGATGATGTCCGCACATAGCGGACACCTTAGTCTTCATAAACAACCCACGCGCTACGTTAACCGAAGGAAGGAATTGCTTTCCAAATTCGTGTCCGTGAAAGATAGACAACTTACCAATGTTCAACTTGCTCTTTCCGTCAATCCATTTCACATCGTGTTTATCGCAATGCGTCAACGTTGGAAAGTCAAATGCGTCAATGTCGAATAATTCAGGTGCTTTGATTCGCATATATCTCCAATATCTTTCTTCGTGATTTCCTTCTTTGTAGTAAATATTTGCATTTGGAAACGTGTGTCTAAGCGATGCGAGGAATTGACGGATAGAATATAGTTCGTCTTTGAATTTACGCTTACGCGGATCCTTTACAAAGTCACTAATCATGTGACAGTCTAACGCGTCACCATTCAACACAATTGAATCACAGCCTTGTTTGATGCCTTCGTTGATAGCGCACTCAATTGCTTCGTTGTCTTGGTATGGAAAGTGCAAATCGCAAAGAATTAAGAACTTGTTCCCTTTCAATTCAACGTGTCGACGCTTTTTAGCGTAAGACTTAGGAAGTGCGTATGGATTGGAAGGTCGCGGTGCTGTGTCCATTAATTCTTTTTGAGTGTTATGTTTGCGACTTTTATCTCCCATTTTACCACGAACACGACGCACATAATTACGCGCGTGTTCTTGTGTTTCAAATGCCTCTGGATATTCTTCGAAAAGTTTTGTCGCTAAAGAATGAGAGGGAGCATCGGGGAATTTACTACAAATCTCCGCTGCTATTTTTCGCGCTTCCGTCTGGTGTGCCATTTGATTTTTGGTTTGTAAATCGTTCAATCACAGTACCACCAAACAATCCACCTGTCAACAATGCGAGTGTGTCGAACATCGCAATGGGACAGATATAAGTAGTGAATGTTGCAATGTAACTGAAAACGATTAAGTTAATTGTAACAAATATAGCAACAATTCGTTTCGAACTAACTTTTGAACAGGATGTTAACAAAGATTTTAACCATTCCTTCATAATAGTTTCAATATGAACTGAACGATTAACCCACCAACCACACCAGCAGCGGTTGCAATACCACCTAAACGAGCGACCTGCAAACGTTGATTCTGAATGTACTTATCGTGCTTCTGAACTTTACTCACAAGACCTTCGATTTTCATTTCATCGTCGCCAATAAGAACGTGATAGATACGATCTATCTTCTTATTCATCTCTTGTAGTTCCTCGTGTATCAAAGCAATCTCGTTTTCGGTGTTCATTTGAAGTATAGTTGAATTTCTGCTTCTCTGCGCTTAACTAATCCTGCTAATACTTTACCTCCACCCTTATTCCAAAGACGAAAAGAATCAGCAATTGTTGCATCGTTTGGATTGATATTTAATTTCTTAAATACGGATGACTTTTTGAAGTTACCCGTTCCGATATTGTACGCAAGTGAAACACAAGCACTAAATTGATTATCGTTTAAAGGTTGAAGAATGAATGGCGCAATGGTTACTGCAAATTGGTCAATAACAAATTTAGCTAATGATTCAGCACGTTCCTGAGTGATTACGTCATCTACTTTGACCTTTGTTCCGTCCTCATAAAAGGTATTTCCATATCCAATGGTTAATATATTTGCAGGACACAAATAAGCCTTCAATCGACAACCTTCAAACTTTTTAATCAGCGCGTATCCTTCAGCGTTAACTTTCATGCGATAATTTCTTTATTTGTTTTTCTTTTTTTGCAAGATATTTACGAAACTTTTCTTCGTATATCTTCTGCTTAACCATGTCTTTCTTACGTCCCCTTGTAGCCATGTATTTTGTTTTAGTTATCTAAGCCATCCTAAACCTTGTCTGCGATATTGATAAGGCATACGGTCACGTCCATCGCTAATCTCAAACGCGTTAGACGGATATACATTTGTCTGTGACCAAATCTGTTGTGTTGTGTTTGTAGTATATTCTGGGAAGTCCGATTGATTGAAGCACAAATAATCAACCATGCGTTGAGTGTAGAACATCGCTTGTTGTCTCGCTTGATCCCGATAGTTTTGTAAGTCGGTTTGGCTTATTGGTGTAGTATCTTCGCTTGTGCGAATAACAAGACTTCCATTGTCCGTTTTAACGTACAAATGAGGCAACACTTCGTACATCGTCCACCACATAATCATTCTACGCAAGTAATTGTCAAGAAGCGTTTCATATGCGCCTGTAACGTCGTTATTTACAACATCTTCTTTGATGCGGTTGTATAAGTCAGTTCCTAAATACAACTGTGCGTACTTGTCCTGTGAAAGATATATCGCGGGGTACATCAAAAGAGGGTCAACTGAACCGTTAATCCAAGTATATTTCTTTATGTAGTTTTCGTCAATGAGTAGAACTTCGGGTTGTAGTGCCATTGTAATGTTTATTTATATTTTAATGATGCTCTGTTGGGCATATCGTTAGGACGTACCGCTTCTTCGCCTTTTGGGAATAGTTCGTTTGGTATTGCGCCTGTTACAACTCTGTCATTTTTCAATCCGTCGTTAGGCAAGAATTTTCCACCTTCTCTTTTGCGGAAAAATATCTTTCTGAACCACGCGTGGCGACAATAAACACCGCCTTTGAAAATCCAAATAGAATAGTTTGAAGAACCTTGCGGTGCGAACTCTCCATTCACTCCGTCGTTACCCATTTCAATAATATCTTCGTAACGGAATAACGCACCTGTTTTTGAAAGCGCTACCATTTCTTGACAGAAATCACGCGTTACAATTTCTCCGTCTTTGTATGTGAAGTTCTTTGAGTAGTAGTAACGAACTTTATAAAGACCAGTATCGAGTTCTTTGCTCGCTTCATCGGGGTTTGAATAACCTCGAACACTCATAAACTCCGTACGAAACTTTTCTTCTTCGTCTGGATTAGTTACTTCTTCGTCAGAAATTAACTCCCATTCTTCTTCGTTGATATATTCCGCTTTCTCTTTAAGATAAGCCAACCACAACGCGCTATTTTCTGCGCTTATTTTGTTCTCAGTAGTTACAACTTTTTTTTTTAATTCAGCAGTTTGAACCGTTGGTTGAACAGCAACAACTTCTTCGTTGAATGGCGAGTTCATCTCAATGTTTATATCTCCTAAAATTGGAGTGAAGACATTCTCAATAATTCTTTGGTATGGCTTAATAACTAAGTTATTGAATATCTCTAAACCAACAACCATTTCGTCTTTGTTACTTCCAAAGCCTGTTGTGTCTCTAATTCCGTGAATCAATGGTGATACAACGCGGTGTCCAACCATAATTTGCTTCGCTGTTTCTTCACTTAAGAATTGATATTGCTTGTCAGCATCTGAAAGTGGAAATGATTCTATCTGTGGAGCGCGTGCTGGATCTTCGTTGAAAGTCATTAAGAATTTACCTGCGTTACTTGCACCGCTTAAACGAGTTTCCCATTCGCGACGAATAGCTTCGCGTTCTTCTTTTTGCGGTATACCATTCAAAAAGTTAATGATAAACGAAGGAAATAATCCGTTTAATATATTGTTAACGTGGTAAAGTCCCATTTGGTAGCTTAACTCAACGTAGTTCAACGCACCGAAGTAGTCGGGCTTCGCATAATACGAACTCCCTGCCATCATTCCGTGTGCGTAAATTACTTGACGCGGTTGTTCTTGTGCGATGGACGGGTTGAATGAAGGAATGAACTCAGGCTTTCCTTTCTTGCTGCGATAGTTAGCCCAGTCGCGAGAATACCAAATTCCTGTAATGTCTTCTTCTTCTTTATCATATGCAAGGCGACAGTTCTCAAATGGTAAGTGATTAATTTTAACAACACGAGTAAAATCCATTGACCAAATTACTTCGGCACAAAA